TAACGGTAACGTAGTTGGTGCGGCTAATGTAACTTATGATGACATCATTAACTTCATCTACAATTTGCCACAACAATACTGGACACCTACAGCAAAATTCTTGGTAAACCCAATCTTCTTGGCACAAATTCGTGGCTTGAAAGATGCTAACGGCACACCAATTTTTGAACGTATGCATCCAGGTGAAGAAGATGGTATCGTTGGCCGTATGTTAGGCTTTGATGTTGTTGTCAATAAATATGTTGATAATCCAAGCGAGTTTTCTGGTAACACAGCGGCTAACTTGTTCCCAATGTATTTCGGTGACTGGCAACGTGGCCATACTATTGTTGATCGCTTAAACATGGTTCTCCGTAGATATGATCAGACCCTCCCAGGCTACATAACTTTCTATGGCGAAAAACGTCTAGCAACCAGCAGCGTCGACCCGCTAAGTATTATTGCTTACCGTTCTACCGCAACAGCAACAGCGTAATAAAGGCGGGGTGGTTCAAAAGACCACCCCAACTTAATCTTTTGGAAGAAATATGAAAAACCAACTAATCCTAGAAGCAATCAAATCAGCCCTTACCGATAAAAACGGTAAAGAGGTTAAGGTGAACTTAAAAGAAGCATCCACCCTTACTGGCTCTGGCTCTGGGGTTGGTGGCCGTGTTATTTATGATGATGCGTTTGCATCTTTGCGTATGGCTAACCCATTGCGGGTATCAAGCCGAGAAATTACAACGATTGGTTCAGATCAGGCTTTTGTAGTAAAGACTGGTAACGCAACCAATCCTACAAATCCCTGGGGTTATCCAGTTAATGTGAATACTGGTAGCCCAAACATTGCTACATCATTCTGGCAATTACCTTTACAAGCCATTACAGCGCAGTTGCCAATCCGTACTGCCGCAATGGATGACATTAACAACCTTGATCCAGCCGTTGTTGGCGATTTAATGTTGGAATTTAGCCAACAAGAAGCATTGTCAATGATCCAAAATAACGATCAAGCTGGTTCTGGCACTACATCAACTGGTGCAACCAATGGTTTGCGTGGCTTAAACTACTATCCAAGCGGATCAACTGCCGCATTTGGTACAAGCGGTTCTGGCGCAACCAATGGTTTGCATACAATTAAGACCGTAAACACCGCTACTGGCGGCACAATCGTTTATAACGATATTGCATCTTTAGCATCTGCATTGCCAGCCCAATATTGGAGTTTGCCAGGTACAGCATGGCATATGCACCCAAATACTATCCTTGCATTGCGTGAATTAACCAGTTCTACTGGTCAGCCACTCTTTGTTGAAGTTGGTGATTCTGATGGTGGCGCAGTTGCTCATGTATTTGGATTCCCAGTCGTTCCAAACCCATATATGCAAGTAGTTGGAAGCGGAAACTTCCCAATCTATTTGGCCAACTGGGATAAGTTCGTAACTATCGTGGATCACGAAGAATTTAGCATCCAGCGTTTAGAGCAAACACAGCCGGGCACAGTAACCCTGTATGCTGAAAAGCGTGTATGCTCTACAATTCGCGATGTATTTGCGGGTGTACGTTTAGAATCATAAGGCCAATATGCCATTAGATAGTTATACTAACGGGCCGTATTTAGGTACGGTTCGTAATCCATTTAGCTATGAAAAGATTGAGCAAACTAGCCGAGATATAAGCAGTTCTTGGCTAAGTTTGGATCAGATTCTTCAACAGCTTAATTTGGTTGGCGATACCAGCCAAGCAGACTATCTGTTTAGCCTTGAATTAGCGACCCGTATGGCTATTGAAGATTATCTTGGGATGTCCATATTCTCCGTAAGCTATAAAGTCTATTACGGGGCTTTTAATGGCATGAGTGGCACACAAGTAATGCTTGATCTGCCAGAAGTCGGACAAGACAACGGGGCAATACCAGGCGTAGTAATTAATACCGTTGGTTATTACACAAGTGATACAACACCATCATTTGTTTTAATCCCTTCTGATCAATATTTCTATGATCCTACTGGCAATAAAGTGATTGTTAGCGGTATTCCAAGCGAAGTAAACCAGTTTATTAGCAATCCGATTGTTGTTACCTATACTTTGGCGGCTAATCCTTTGGCTAGTTACCCAGTTATTCAGCAAGCTGGTTTATTACTTTTGACCCATCTTTATAACAACCGTAGCGATACCACCGTTGGCCAGTTGGCTAAGTTGCCATTTGGCGTAGATCAGCTTTTGCGCCCATACAAACCTTTGGTGCTGTAAATGGCAATCGCCCGTTTTGAAAATGTGGATGTTAATAATGTCGCTATATCAGTTGATGATATGGGTCAAACTAACACCGTATTGACTAAGTGGTTTACCACCAGGGCTAAAGTCATGGATGTTCGTAACGATTTGACCATCCCAAAGGATGAACGGGTTTATCAAAATCATGTGAAATTCATGCTTAATTACACTCCCAATACCGTCACAATGTCCACAGATCAAGTGGATTATGCGTTTGCATGGCGTGGGAATGATTGGCGTATTGCTGATGTCAATGAAGCTAATGACAAAATGAGCATTACATTTACTTGTTACCGTAACGATCCACAGACACAAGTATGAGCCAGAATAATCCAGCCGTATATAGCAAAGCCGTTCAATATCAGCTTAAATCTATTGTGGGCAATACAATTCCCGTATATGCCGTATTTAACCGTGATTTTGCTAAACAGCCTAAATTTATTACTTGGCAATTAAGAAATATTCACCAGCCAGTATATACAGGGCAAAACCAGAATAATAAGGGCATTGATCGCCCCGTCTTTCAGATTAATGTGTTTGCACAAGATCAGAATGATGCTTTTAATATATCAAATACTATATTACAATCATTGCACGGATATAATGGGCAATTTGGTGGTTCAAGCGGGTTTTATATCGCCAAAGCTGATGTAGTTTGGTTGTATAATACTTATGATGATACAGTAAAGTTAAACCATATTATTATGGATTGCACTTTAGACATTCCAACATAATATAATTTTATTAACTTTTTATTTTTGAAGGATTAAAAATGGCTCTCCCAAATCAAGTGTTACCTGGGTTTTCGGCATCGTTATGGTGTCAAACTAGCGCAACTCCAACACCATTAACTCTTACTCAGTTATCTACTTGGACTGGCGAAGTTGCTTCTATCGTTGGTACAGTTGCTAACGGTACTGGCTCTGGTGGCGAACAATTAAATGTTGAAGCAATCCCTAAGTTTGGCCAAGATGATGCTTCTGCAAACTTTTATGTTGCTGGTAGCCGTCAGTCTGATGTTATCCCAACACAAAGCAAACCAACTTCAATGACAATCGTTGCCGCATGGAATCCAAGCGATGCTGGTTTGTTGTTGATTCGTGGCGATGCTTACAGCGGAATTATTGATCGTACATTCGTTATTGCCGCAGTTGATGGCGCAAACACAGTAGCATATGCCTTTACTGGCCGTGTTTCTGAGTTCACTATCGACAATGCGCCTAACGCAGAAGCGAAATGCACATTCACGATTCACCCAAGAGGTAATCAATACGGTTGGTCAAATAACACCTAATGCAAGTTAAATTTGCAAACGGTTTAATATACAATGCCAGCACTCTTGATGAAGCAATCAAGAAGTGTCTGGCTAGTGGACATGACCCATTTAAACCAGTAATTATTGAATCAGAACAAGAAAATACAACTATAGAGCATGATGAAGATACAGAACAATTCTGATTTAGCAAATTATTTAACTTATTTAGCTGGTCAAGCCGATTCTGGTGTTAAGGATTGGTTTGGCTGGCAACAACAAAAGCTAATGGGAGTTGATCTGGCTTATCAGATCGCTTCCCATCATGCTGATAAATTAACACCAGACGAAATTACCCAATTTGTTAAAAAACTCAATAATTCTATTTTTGAGCATTTAATTAAGCCAAAATGAAAACTACATTCAAATTTGAGGGATTCCAAGAATTTGAAGAATTGATTGACAAAATCCAAGACGATTTTGGCCCTAAAGATGCTACAAATATATTGCGTAATGGCGCAAGAAAATCAATGAAATCAGTTTTAAATACCGCTAAAGAATTAGTGCGGAAAGATACTGGACAGTTGGCGGCAACCCTTCAAATTGAAGCTAGAAAGCCTACAAATAAAGATAAGCACTCAAGGTATGTAAGTCCTAGTGAAATTATGATGGCTAGGGTTTCTGTAGCTCCTGGCAGTAAATTCCATCCAAAGGCTTTCCATAATCTACATAGCAAAAAAGGTTCAATTAAACAATTTGCTGTAATGGATGCTAGAACGATTGTTAATGAATTTGGTACTGCTAAAATGCCAGCAAAGCCTTATTTGCGCCCAGCTTTAGAAACTAATGTGCCAACGGTATTGGCTTCATTAAGTGATGACTTTGGTAGCGCATTAGAAAAATATAGATCAAAACATATGAAGGAAACAAAATGAATCAATTTGCAAATGCTTTAGGCAAGAAATTTCTTGAAAATCAAGATTTAGTCCGCACCCGTTCATTTGAGTTGGGCGGCCATACTTTCCAGATTAAAGTGCCAACTACATTGGAATTTGAAGCTATTTTGGAAAGAGTTAAAACTGTTTCTGATGATTTGATTAATAAATATTATCAAGAATTATCTAATCCATTTATTGAAAATAAAGATAAATTCATTAATGAAGGCGTAGAGTTTCAAGAAAATGATGTATTAATTAAAGGTAGATCATTAAAAGAAACTGCTAAAAATAAAGCAATTACCGAAAATCGTATTACTGAAATGTTTAAATTAATCGTGCCAGAAGATAAAACTTTTGACATGAATACTATTACATATTCAATGGTTGAAGAATTATTCCCATTTTCTATTCAATTAGAGGTGGTAGATTCTATTACTAAAACTATTAGCCCAAGTTACGAATCCGCAAAGGGAAAGTAACTGGGTCGATTCGTAGGCAAACAAAGGCTTATATTCTTGCACACGGGTCTGACCCTAACCAAATAGACGAAGAAACATTTACCGACATTTGCATTATGTATGCTGATGGATTAATTGGTAATCGTGGAATCTTGGAAGTATTAGGCACATTGACCGCTGGTCATTTTAATTCGTTATTGCCAAAAGGTAAGCCAAGTTATAAATTGCAAGATATAATACCCAGAGTGTATGGGTATATTTATCCGCCATTAACAGAACAAGATAAAAAGGCTCAAGCTAATCAACAATTATTAACATTTATGTTAATGAGCCCTAAAGTACCAGAAAGTTTGTTCAAAGGAAAATAAATGGCAAATATTGCGAATCTAGGCGTAAAAATGGGACTGGATACAGTCGATTTTACTCAAGCCCTAGAAGCCGCCAAAAAATCCCTTGATAACTTTAAAGAAACCGCTACAGAATTATTATCAATAGCGGCTTTTACTGAAATGACTAAAAAGGCGTTGGAATATGCCGATACTATAGTTAAAACAGCAAATGCCAATGATGTAACTACCGCATCTGTTTTGGAATTGTCCAGGGCATTAGAGGAAAGCGGTGGCAATGCTGAAAATACATCTGCCATTTATTCTGGTTTTACTCAAAAAGTAGAATCTGCCGCTTTAGGTAGCGCAAAAGCCCAAGAAGCATTTGCAAGAGTTGGCGTGTCTTTAAAAGACTTAGCCACCTTATCTTCACAACAATTATTTGAAAAGACTATTTCTGGACTGGCAAATATTAAAGATGCCGCAGAACGCAATGGTTTGGCTTTCCAGACTTTAGGCCGTCAAATTCGTGGTACAGACATTGTTGGTTTAAATGAACATTTGCAAGAAGCTAAAGGCACAATGAATCAATATGCCGCTTCTGTAGAACAAGCGCATGAACTTAGCCTTAAATTGGCTAAAGATTCTAGGGATATTGGCCTTGAGTTTACAAGGTCAGTCATTCCAGCCGTAGATATGTTCTATGAAGGTTTGCACAAGCTGGCTGACCCAGTAAAAGGATTAATTCAATTATTTGGTATTTTTGTTGATGTTTTAGCGGTTACTTTCAACACCGCAGAACAAGGCATTATTCAACTTGGCGATATAACCAAAACCGTAGGACTTTCCATTGCTGACATTCTTTCTGGCGATATTGCAAAAGCCAAAAAAGATTGGAAAGGCGGCCTTGATGAGATGAGTTCAGATTATGCAAAGTATGAAGAATCTTTGCAAAAATTAATGAACCCAGAAAAGGCAAAAGAAAAACCACAAGGGCCAGCGGATAGACCAGTTACACCCGCTGGTTCAAAACAGTTATTACAAGCACAAGATTTATCCAAAGAGTACGAACGCCAGGCGGCTATTCAGTTTCAATTATTGTCTGCAAAAGAAGCGGAAACACATCTTACTAAAAATCAAAAAGATTATGTTTCTGAGATCACCAAAGTTCTTGCAGAGATGCAAAAGGCATTGGACAATGTTGATAAAAAGATTGCTACAACTGATCCAACAACTGCGGCTGGTCAGCGTACTATTACAATGCTTAAAGAGCAAAAACAGCAAATTATTGATACCGCAGAAACTTATGTCCAAAAGACAGAAGATGAAGTTCTGGCAACTCAAGCCTATCAGCAATCATTTACTTATGGCTGGCAAAAAGCATACGAACAATATGTAGAGAATTCCAATAATGCGGCTATGCAAGCGCAAGAAATGTTTAACTCTATTACTAATTCAATGACTAATGCCTTAGATAAATTTGTTGAAACTGGTAAATTAAACTTTGGTGATTTAGCTAAGAGCATTTTAAATGATATGCTCAAGATTGAATTAAAAGCGCAAGAAATGAAACTATTTCAAGCTATTGGGTCAAGCATTGGCGGCTCAATGCAAGAAGGCGGTATGCTATCTGGTATTGGTTCATTGTTTGGTTTTGCAAGTGGTGGCGAACCACCAGTAGGCGTACCATCTATTGTTGGTGAGAATGGCCCAGAATTGTTTGTGCCACAAACCGCTGGTACTGTAGTGCCAAACAATAAGTTGGCTGATGTTATGGGCGGCTCAAATCAACCATCCGTAGTTTATAACGGCCCTTATATTCAACAAATGTC